ACAACACTTCCTGTAATTATTTCACCATAAACTATTGGAACAGGAGTACCTGCTCTTGATGTATTTTGTACTCCACTAAAACTAAAAGATAACTGTGGATCTTCTTCTGAACTAAACTTTTGTGGTTCTGGTAATGGAAAAAGGATTTCACTTACACCCATTATTGTTAAACCAATTCCTAAATTCATCGCTGTTTTTCCAAGTAAACCTCCTATTCCCTTTCCGAAAACTAATCCTTCCTTACTAAATAAAGCTCCAAAACCTCCTCCTGCCATTATTCCTCCCGTAATTAAAAGTGCTCCTAATAAGATTTTTCCAAAACCACCTCTACCAGCACCAGCTATTACTGGAATAAAATGAATATCTTGTTGACCAACAGGAAAAGCTAATTCATCTGTACCAATATCATCATTTCCTACTTTTACCTGATAATATTTTGGACTCATATATGCTTCTAATCCTTCAAAATTATGAATTAAAAAACTGACAGCTTGAGCTACATTATCAACTTTTACCTCGAACTCTTTATGTCCGACAAACTCTGCTAATTGTCCATACAGCTTTACTTTACGAAGCATAGCGATACCTCTTTCCCGTACATTTTAGCAACCATTCAGAGTAAGGCTCTCTACAAGATAGTCTATCGGTTAAATGATGAATAACATCTCCTTGAAAAAATAATGCTACATGATTTAAAGTTGGGTGCAAAATGCTCATAAGTAAAACATCTCCATCTTGTAATTGTTCATCAGGTCTAAGTTCTCTAAAATTAGTTCGCCAAGCACAGTCCTCAAATAAAGGTTTATTGTTAAATTCTTCTAATGTTGTGGGTCTTTCCCAATCTCTAAGTTCAATATTCTTTTCTTCCTTATACCAATCTCTTACTAGACTCCAGCAGTCTGTTATACCCCATACCCATTGACGGCCTAATAAAGGTGGTTTGTACCCACAGGGTTCTAGATAAGCCCATTGTTCTGTCTTTGGATTAACAATATACCAAGGTAAATTACTGTCCTCGCAGCTAATTTTATCTGCTTGACTAGGATCTGGAGGTGTTATAGGGTGACTATGAATTACTCCAACTATTTCTCCAGTATTATCTGCCTTTACATAATCTTCTGGGTCGATGATAAAACATTGATGATCTGTCATTGAAAGATTACGACAAGGAAAATATCTTTCCTTACCTTTTATATTCAACAACAAACCACAAGATTCTTTAGGATCTTCTCGTTTAGCATGAAGTAATGCTTTATATTTCCAACTCATTAAACAAACGTACCAATAGAAGGAAAAATAGAGCGAGTTGCTTGACGGCCTGGGATGCGAACTCCAGCGAGATCCGTTGGTGCAGCAAGTTCAAATTCAACAACTTCTCTAGTTTCTGTTGCTTTACGATCTACTACATAGATTTCTTGGGGAAACTCTGCTGTATTATCTGCTGTTGCATTTGTTCCATCTTCAAAGTTAACAGCATCAAGAAATTTAGCTAGTGTTCTTATTCTTGTAACAGTAGCTCCTGTCAAATCATTACCAGTTGTTGTTTCGTTTACAGTTAAAAGAATAGATGAAATCAATCCTGTAGCATTACTAATTGTTATTTTTGGTCTTGGTAACTGCCCTTTTTGAAAAGCAAAACCTTCAGCTTGTATTGGAAATCTGAGATAAGAATTACCAGCCCAAACTATTTCACCATTTGCATTTAAATTACTGCCAGCATGAAATCTATAAATTGTGTTTGCACCATGTAATGCTGTTGATAATTGAAGAGTAAATAGTTCAATAATCGCTGATGGATTAATAGATTGTAAATTACTAAATACTGCTGAGTTTACTGACATTAGGAAGCTGGTTCAAATACTTGTCTAAAAGTAGCTTGAATAGTAGCTCTGTTGTTATAAGGTATTGATTTACTCCACGTTTCGCAAACAAATTTAAAATTAGAAGCAGTTTCTTCGGGTAAAAAACCTTCAGCAAAATCAAAACTATCACTATCATTTGCACGAGCATCTAAAAATGTCTCGATAGTATCTGCTTCTGTTTCTGAAACTTCGTAGGTAAAATTAAAAACTTTTGGATTTTGATGTTGTGCTAAACCAAATAAAATTCTATGTTCATACCCATCAGCAAAACGAACAGTTCTAGTGTTTGGTGCGGATCTTTTCTGTTGCCCGTATTTAGGTTTTATTGATGGAAACGTAGCCATTATGCAAGTAATCCTCCTGGTCTTTTCTGTTGTATTAATTCAGATTGTACTGCAACTGATATAAGACGGCCAAGTTCTCTACTGTTATTTTCATCGCCTTGAACTGAAGAACCAGAAGCATCTACATTTACAACTACAGTGGTTGAACCACCAAGGGCATGGTTTGGTGTAACCATACCAGAAACACCAGGAGTAAACATTTCTGGTCCACGCTCTCCAACAAGATATGATCTACCTCCTCTAGCCATACCTCCTCTAGCTAATCCACCACCAAAATCAGCCATTGTTACTGTACTACCTGTATTAGCAAATTGACTCATTTCATCTAAGTTGACAGCACCACCTCCACCGCCATTACCACCTAGAAAAGCATTACCAAATAATCCTAAAATTCCTCGTTGTAGTTGATTTGCCATCATTTGTGCAGCCATGTCTAAGAAATGATCCGCTATACGCATAAACATATTTCTAAACGCATCTTGAACACTCATTGTTCCTTTTATTATTCCTTTAAATGATTCTTCAAAAGCACCTCCAAATGCTTTGGCAAACTCCACTGCTTGGAATCTTAAATCATTAAATTTTTGCATTTCTTTATTTAAATCAACCAATGCAGCTTGCATAGGATCAGCCATAATTATTGCTTGATCCAATAATTCTTTACTAATTTGTCTTTCGATTTCTAACTTATCTATGGCAAATTGATGTGCTTTTTGTTGTTCTTCGGTCATTATTTTTGTATTTACTAATCCTTTAACTTTTAATTTCTCGTCTATTTTTGCAAGGTCTAATCTTTTCTTTAAAACATCTAAATCTTCACTTCTCATTGTGAGACTTTGTTTTTCTATTTCTAACTGATTTTGCAAAGTGAGTAATTCAAAATCTCTTCTTTCTTTGATTAATGCCTGTAATCTTTCTTGGTTAAAATCTGGTGCTATTCCGAACTCGTCTGATTCTTGACCACCTAAACCTGCTTCATTTGCTATACCTGGGAAAAGACTTTGTTCTAATGATTTTCTATACTCATCAAAACTCATTCCATTTACTCTTCTTCCGAAAGTTCTTAAATCTATTACCTTATCTCTAGTAGTTTCTGCCGTTAAACCTTGCCCTGGGAAAAATGCTTCTAACGCTTTATTGTATGCAGCATTTCGAGTTCTTCTTTCCACAGTTTTCATTGAAACTGCACCAAGAGCATCACTTATTGTAGCCAACATCTTTGATAGAGGTCCAGCTACTAATAAAGTTATAGCTGTTCCTAATCTTGCCAATTCATTCTGAAATCTTATAGATTCTTTTCCTACTTCTGTAATAGATTTTCTATTAGTATTAAATGTTTTGTTAAATCTATCTAATACGTGTTCTGCTGCTATTGCTTCTAATCCAAATTCTTTTAGAGTTCCAACTGTATCTCCAAAAGGTGTATTAGCTTGACCTATTTTTTGAACAAGTAAATCAACATTTTTTATTGGGTCTCTTAATGCCTCTCCTAACTCTCTTGCGGATTGAGCTAACCTGTCAAGTTGAGAACCTAAAACTGTGCCTAATAAAGAGAAAGCAAAGCCAAATTGTCCACCTTTTTTACCGCCAGCAAAACCACCAGCAGCACCACCTATAGATGCTCCTAATCCTTGACCAAATAATAGAGGAAAAGCACCACCAATAACAGCATTAGAAACAGCAGCTTGATTTCTTTGTTTAACTCTTCTCTGATCTAAAATACGATTTAATTTAATTTCAAACTGAAGTTCTTGATTTGCCATTACCATTCTTTCTCTTCTACCAGCATTTATCTGAATTTCAGTTGCTACCTGTTGTTTTGTTCGTTCTACTTGTGCTACAGCTTCACTAATCTCTGCTTGCCTTAAAGATTTAACTTGTTTAATTTCATTATTTAATTGTTCTCGATTTTTTGTTCTTAATAAAAATTTCTCTTCTAATTCTTTAGTTGATTGTTGTTCTAACTTTAACAAACCATCTTGCAATGCTTTTTCTTCAGCAAGTATTGTTTGTAATCGTTTTTCAATATTTACACTTTGTCCTTTTAATTTATTATCTCTTTGTTCCATTTGACTTAATTTTTCCTGCAATGCCTGTTCTTCTCTAAGGATCTGCAAGGATCTGCCTTCAATATTTACAGATTGTCCAAATAAACTTTCTCCAGGTACAAGAGAAGATCGTTTACCTTTCATGTTTCTATTTTTAAAACTCTCAGGACTACGATCTCTTCCACGACCTGTACCAGGTAAGGGTAATGGTGCAGTGCTTAGTCTTTGTAAAAGTGCTTCACGTTGTTTAAGTTCTGCATTTAATTCTTTTTCAGCTACAATTAACTGCCTTGCAGCTTTTTCCTGTAATTTAGTTCCAGAAGCTACAGCATTAAAATTTGCTTTTGCAGTCGCAAGAACATTATTAAGACTATTGAAACTTCGTACTGCTCCATCTCCACCTAATTGAAAGACTTTTAAAAATTTATTTAGTTGTTGTATTTCTAAACTGAGTTTGCTAGTAGTATTTTTAAATTTAGTTAATTTTTCATTTCCTTTTATGGCAACAACAATGTCTACGTTATAATTAGCCACTTTCTACAGAAAATTAAAACATTTTCTCTATATTACCTTCTTTTGCCTTTTAAAGCACTACTTCTTTGTGCTTGTTCTTTTTGTTTTTCATATTCTTCATTTTCTAATTCATTATATGCAGCCCAACCTATCATCTCTTCAATGGTTAAAGTTTCACATAATTCAGCAACAGTTTTATGTAACTGTTTTGCTAATCCATAAATAAATTGCCAATCTTTATTAGCTTTTCAAATCGGCTTTAGCCTCTTTAACCTCCTTATCAGCACCAGCACTTATCATTGCTAATTGTATTTCTTCAAGAATAGATGCTTCTATTTCTCTTCTTAATGAAGCCTTGTCTCCATCTTGAAAAAGTTTTGCACCATCTTTATCCAATGATTTTTCTATCATCATTTGTAAAGCATAATCATTAGCATCATTACTATTTGATTTTTTTTGTATTGCTTCTCTTTCTGCAATAGTTAATGGATGCCAATAAACAGTAAGAATAATCTCATCATCTTGTTTGATGTCATGCTTATAAAGTTGAGAAACACCAAACTTGTTTCTTAACAGATCAACTGCTCTAGT